GTGCCGGAGGTTGCCATTATCTAAACCCTGCTGTTTTCTTGGCGACCTTCTTGGGCTGCGCCACGAACTGTTTACCTGCGGCTTTACCCGCACGTTTGGCCTTGGTGGTGGCCGCGTACTCCGCTGGCGACAGTGACTTGATTGCCGCCTCGGGCAGATACCGCTCGCCTGTCTTGGAAGACGGCTTGCCGGACTTGGTGCGCCATTTCTGGTCACCCCAGTCCTTGAGCGATTTCTGCGGTGCTTTCACGTCAGTCCTTGTACCCGCCGCCTGCGGCTTTGTACTTCTTGGCCACGAGCTGGGCTTTACGGGCCGACCATTGGCCTGCGCCAGTGCCTTGCGTAGCTGCGGCTTTGACTTGGCTCACGATCCGCTTGCGCATCTCGGGCTTCGTGTAGTTGCCTGCTGCGTTGACCTTGCCACCCGCTTTGAACTGGGTGAAGTCCGTGTCATCACGACGGGCCTTCTTCTTGCCGCCGGGCATTTTACTGGGGGAGATTGCCCCCATGCCTCGGCTCGGCATCATGCGCGTGTCTTCCCGCGTTGGGCAATACCGTCAGCACGCTTGGAAGCCGAAGAAGTCATGCCGCCTTTAGCCATCTCACGGGGAGACGGGGGTTGACCCTTCTCTTTGGTGTAAATGTTGGCGTTTTGCTTGTCTTCGTACTTTTTAAGCTCTTCAGCCGTTGCGCCACCTCGTCCGGCAGAACGCCCTGCGCCCGCTTTAGATTGTGTACCCCCAACAACACGGCTTTTTTGGCCCGGTTTATCGGCGTATTCGCCCATTCCTGACTCGTCCGTGTTTACGTACTTTTGCGTTGCCATGTCGGCTCCTTAGCAGGTTCTGCCGCCGGACTTCATCTTGACCATCGTGCCCTTGGTTTTACCCTTGGATGCGATGCCATCGACAGCGCCGCCGGACTTCAGACCTTTGTGGGCCTTGGAAGCGGGCTTGGCTGCGTGCTTAGCCAGCGCGTCAGGAGCAGCGCCTTTTTTCTTTGCCATCATTGCCATGAAGCCGGGGTTCATTTTGGAAGCCATAGTGTCACCACCCTTTGAAAATTTACGGCCCTTGTCGGCCTTCGTGAAGTCTTGTCCCACGGACTGTGGAACGCCTGCTTTCTTGGCAAATGCTGGGTTATTGGCCACAGCCGCCATGAAATTGTGTTGCTTTTTGGAACTGCTTGGCATGTCAGACCTTAATGACCCAACCCTTGCCAAACACAAACCCGACGACCAGAATACCGATCCAGATCAGCAGCTTTTCCACAATGGTCTTACCGACCTTCTTGTAGAACTCGTTCGACATCTCTTCGATGGCGAGCTTGGCCGCTTTCTTGGCAATCGCTTCTTCGCGCTCTGTCAGTACGATTTCGTTCAACATTTCCACGCCCTCAACGATTTATTGATGCGGCTGTCCGGGTCTTTGGCCGTCTTGGCGCTGGTGAGCTTCTTCTTCATGCCCTCCATACGGGCGCAGAAAGAGTCGCGCCTGCTGCCGCCCTCGGGTTGAGGGGCCTTCAGTCCGGGTTTCCCCGGATTGGCCTTGTTGTAAGACGCACGGCCCTTCGCGTTGAGCCCGCCCTTCTCCGACTTGCCTTCTTTGCGTGTCCATGCTGCGGTTTTCTTGGTAGCCATTACGCTTGTCCATTGTTGCTTATGAGAACACCTTCAAAAATCGTACCGATGCCCAGCCCAGCGCCACTGGACTTGAACTGGAACTGCACGTCGGTTTTCTCGGTGAATCTAAGCGGGTATTGCGCAGCAAACTCAAACGTGTTCAGGAACGGAGCCTGAGACACAATGTACTTTGTCCCCGCAGGAGACAGCGTTTGTGCCCGGAATGTGGCGTAAACGCCGGAAGTAACCGAAGTCGAAGACCAAGCACCAACGTGCGTGCCGTACAGGGTGTAACCAGCAGGGACTGTGTACACAGACATGTTGCTCTGGCCTGTGTCAACAGCGATCTGGCCGTACGTCACGCCGCCGTTTTTAGCGGTAATGACCCCAACGGGGTTAACACTATCAGGCAGCACATCCAACTGGTTCACACGGAAGAACAAGGTGGTCGTCACAACCGGCGTTGTGCCAGTCAGGGTGACCGTCTCGTTAATCGGGTTGTAGTTGACGTCGAGGCCGAAAATGATGATTTCGACCGCTGTGTCAGACGCTGACGTGCTGACGATATCCATCGCCACAGCCGAGGCGGGGTAAGTGTACGCAGCGGTGTTCTCCCACGCGGGAATGAACGCGGCATTGGTAATGCTGGCACTGTAGCCAAACAAGAACACCGACTGGTGCCCTGTAATTTGTCCGCGACCGACTTGCAGGTCAAACGGCTCATTGCGGCCCGTACGGGTAACCGAAGAAACGACAGACGTTGCCATAACTCATCTCCTGAAAATTGGGGGCCGAAGCCCCCGAGATTAATTAAGCGCCGGCGGAGACTTTGAGCGTGCCTGCGTCATTCCAAAGACGGCCCGCAACAGTGGGGTCGCTTGTTGGCAACGCGGTCATCGAAACGGAGGCGTTTGTCAGGGAGGTTACACCAGTAGCGGTCAGCGTAGTGGCTGCGACAGCTCCGGCAACTGCGCCGGTAACTGCGCCAATGAAACCGTTGGTGGATGTGACTGGGCCGGAGAAGGTGGTTGATGCCATGATTGGTTCCTTACATGCAAGTGGGGCGTATCAGTCTGCATGTCGTCAGCCGGGACTGTCTGATACACCGGAAGGCCCGGAATACCTGCAATATACACCTTTTTTACGGGGTGTCAATGAGCTTGTTCGACTTCTGCAAGTTTTCATCGCGGCTGATGACACGTAGGTTCCACGCAACATGCAGACCACAAACTACGTCTGACCGCAACGGGATGATGTGATCCACAACGTACTGCTCCCCAGTGGTCTGCGTCATGGTTATGGCAATCTGGTAAATCTGCCGGATGTCGGACTTCTGCTTGCGGGTCAACCACGGCGGTGTAGCTTCGCGGTGTTTACGTCGCCGCGATTTGGTGTCGGCCCGAACCCACGTCTTGTTACGGTCTTTCCACGCGGCTTGGTACTCCCGTTTTACGTGCAGAGGGCGCGTGCTTGCAGCGGCGATCACTTGTTCGCGGTTGTCTACGTACCAGTCGTGCTTTGCCTCCTTAACGGACTCGCGCTTGTTGTAGTTGGCAAAATAGCCCGCACGCTTTGTAGCGGCCTCGGACCACTCCACCTTGAGGCACTCGACGCACGCCCCCTTGGTTTTGCGCGGGGCAACGTGCCCGTGCTTGCAGGGCTCCCCTGTGAAGTAAAACTTGGCCCCCTGCGCTTTGGCTTCGCTGCGGGTCTTGGGTAGGTTTGTGGTGTCCATGTCTGCTCCGGTGACTTAGTAACAGGTAATGTACCACACTTTCTACAAACCGCGAATTACGACACAGGAAACAAAAAAGGGAGCCGAAGCTCCCTTTCTTATAGCAACCAACCGAGGCTGGCTGCGGGTTCGTTTAGGACGAACCGCTTGAGCCCCACGCGCCCAACGGATCCGACCATCCAAAGGAATATCGCTCACGAGACTTGTAACGGACGTTTCCAGTGTCGAAGTCTCCATCCATGGAATTTGTCAGAGCAGTACGCTCGAAGTGCTTCAGGCCGTTTGGCACATCAGTCATCAGGAACCAAGCATTGCTGTCGGTCAAGAAGTGGTTGATGGCGTAGCCTTCAGGGATCGAACCGTTGTTCTTCAACGCGTTGATGTCGTTGTCAGCAGTGCCAACGCGGAGGTTGGTTTCCAACAGACGAGTAGCAACGAATTGCAGAGCAGGAGGAACAATCATCTTGCGGGGCTTGGCAGCGATCAGCAGGCCGCGCTCGTCAGTCCATGCAGCGATTTGAATCACGGCATTTTCCAGCGAGGTTTCGTTCAGATCAACACCAGTGGTGGGGCTGTTGTAGTTAACGCCGCCATTGACGAGTGGGTGACCCACGCGTGCGCTGGAAGAGTTGACGCCAAACAGCGACACACCGTCACCGCCGAGGTAAGAACCGCTGAAGCCATTGTTGATGACGCCAGCAGCTTTAACCTGCTTGGTGTAGGCCATAGCGCGAGCCAGACCTTTGGTGTAACGAGCCGACAGACTGTCGTACAGGTTATCTTCGACTGCCTCTTCGGTAATCGAGAAGCCCAGAGCGATGGTCTCGTGGCTGTAACGTGCAGTGAAGGCTTCCTGCGCATTGTCATAAGCAATGGCTTGGCCCTCGTTCTTCACTGGTGCAGCACCGAAGCCGGACAACTTGGTCTCTTCTTCAAACGAGCGCTCTGATTTCTCAGTCTCGTAGATTTCCTTGTGCTCTTCGCCGTAGCGAGCATATTCCAGACCAAACAAGGCGTTCAGACCGGGGAGCAGTTCTTTAAGTAGTTGTGCGCGTGAAATAGCCATGATTTAGCTCCTATTACAGACCAACAGCGTTGCTGTAAGAGTGGTATCCGGGGTTGAACTTCACCAGAATGTCAGTGTAGGCGTCACCCACGGTCGAGAAGCCTTCCATGTCCACGAAGCCAACGACGCGGAAAGCGGCGGTAGTAGTGACAGCGGAAGAACCAGCAACAACAGCAGTATTCGAGTTGCCAGTGGTAGTGCTACCTGTGGAGGTAGACTGCACGGCGTTCAGGAACACGTTGGCACCCAGAGCAGCTTGCGTGACAGAGCCAGCAGACTGAACTTGGAACACAGCGCGGTCGTCATCAATGACGTAAGCAGTGATTTCGGTGCCAGTAGGAGCCACAGTGTTAGCTGGGTAGAACTGAGCGTAGATCACCTGACCTTGCGAGTTCACGTAGGAGCAGCCGACGAAAACGCCGATGCAACCCGTGTTAGCTGTACCAGTGGGGAAACCATTGGTCGTAGCATCTGCGCCGGTGGAGGTAGCGATTTGCAGGAAGCCCGAAGTGTTCACAAACACGAGTGAACCATTGTAGATGTTCGTGTTGTAACCAGCAGGGTTAATCAAAAACTGACGCGTGCTACCAGAATAAGGTAGACCGCCCAGCTCATTTACGGCTCGAAAGCCGTAGGGGGTAGCAGTTGATGCCATGAGGCACTCCTTTATTTAGAACCTGAACCAAATCCTTGTCCGCGACTGGCTGTTGACTTGCGGTCAGCAAACAGTGGCATCCGAGGGTCATTATTTCGCATGAAGTGGTTGTCCACCGAGTCCATCTGGTTCTGGGCTTGTTGGTTGTAGTACTCATCACGGGAGCGGGCCAGTTCAGTCGGCATCTTGCAAAGCATGAGGCCACCGATCTCGACGTTTCCTGTGTTGGCACTACCCAGCAGCATCAGTTCTGGATGGTCAACGGCTTTCACCGGAACCCAGCCTTCGCGCATCTTGCGAGACACGTTAGTTGGATTTGCTTCGCCAAGCAGATGCGTCATGATCCAGCGATACACGTAACCCGGCTCTGGAGTCGGGTCCGGCAACGCCGAAGGTGGCACATATACAGGACGGGCAGTTTTATCGCGGGACACGAGGTCACGGGGGGTACGAGCATCAGCCATTGTTTCTCTCCAATTTTGCAACTTCAGCAGCATATTGCTGCGGGGTTAGTCCATACTTCTTTGCCAACGCGACTTGCGTCTGGGTAAGCTGGATTTTCTTTGCGCCCGAAGAACGAGCTGCGGGGGCAACAACCGAGGTTGGCCGTTTTTGGGAGTCACTGGACTTCCGCTCTTCCGTTCCGCCAAAAACTTCGGGGAACTTCGACTTCACGCGTGCGTCAATGCGCTCGAAATACTCATCACTTCGCGGGTCAACCCCGTTGTTGACTAGATTTTGGTGCAGCCCTAGTGCAAAGCTGGTAACTTCTTCAAACCCATTTGACCCGAACCACTGGTTTTTTGCCTGCCAGCGCAGCGTCTTTTCGTCAGGTTGCACCTGTTGAGGTGCTGGTTGTCTAGTTTGTACAACATCTTCATCGCGTTGTAAAGGGGCTGGACGAAAGTTTTTTGCAGCCGCGATCTTCATTTTGGCTTCGGTCAGGGCTTCTTGGGCCGCGATGATGCCATCCGTGTCAAACGCTTCCTGCGCAATCTTGTAGTCCCGACGGGCCTTGTCCAGCTCGGCTTCAGCAGCGCTTTCAGCCATCTTGGTGAACTGCTGGGTGCCGTTGTCAACGTACTGTTTGAGCTTGTTGTTCTCCGCCTGCATGTGCTGGGCAAGACGCTCAAGCTCCTGCTTTTCCCGCTGAAGGGCTTCTTTGGCTCGACGTTCGTCGTGACGGGCGTGGGTCAGCTCCTTGATGCGTTCTTGAGCACCCTTGGTGTAGCTCTCAATTTCAGCATCAGTGGGGTCCGCCACTTCCCGGTCTAGGGGCCTGCGGCCCTTGTCACGCTCGGGCGTGTCATCGACGATCTCAATTTCGATGTCGCCATCGTCTTGTTGCGAAACTGCAACAGTCTCGTCCTGTTCGTCAGGAAACTTAAATTCACCTGCCATTTACTGCTCCTTCAAGCGCGGGTAAGTCCGCGAGGGTCTTGCACAACTGCTTCGATCATGTCGTCATTGATGACTCGAAACTCTTTTCCGTAGATTTTGAATCGCGTACCGGAATACGTACGCACGAGCACAAAATCGCCTTCCTTGCACCACGGGCCACCGGGGAACTTGGTTGTGTCTTTGTACGCGTCAGGTCCGACCTTCATGACGAACAGCACGGTTGTGGCGTGCTCTTCCTGCTTCATGAACTGGCCAGCTTTAACAATCGAGGAGCCCTCAAATGTCTCAACAACGTCAGGCACCGCACACAGCAGTTTCCAACCCGTAGGGTCGGGAAGCTGTCGGGCCTTCTCTTCATCGGTCGCTTCTGGGGCTGGAGCCTCAGTTGGCTGGATGGCTTCGGGGAGGGCAAACATGCCCGGCTCAAGACTGATTTCACTCATCTGCTTTCTCCACTTTCATAGCAAGGTCGATTACATAGCGCTCTGCGATAGCCAGACCCTGAATGGTTCCGCAAAGTTTTTGGTATTCCTCAAATGAGCGACATGCTCCGCTGGCGGCATCGTCAGCGTAGTTGTTCATGTCTTTGCGTATTTGTTCGCGCAATACGCGTGCGAAGTCTTGAATCATTTATTTAGCCGGACCTTTCCTTTGCTGGTTGTTCTGCATCGCCTGCTGGCGACTCTTTGCGATGTCGATGCCCATGCGGACACCTTCTCGTTCTTGGTCGGCTTCCAGCTTGGCATCAGCCTGCTTGATCTGCGCTCCGACACGCAACCCATCGAGTTCCATCTTGCCTTCCAACGCTGCCTTTTTGAGTTCCAGTTCGTCTGCACGGGCGGCTGCGTCGATAGCAATCTTTTTCTCTTTGAGTTCCAAATCTTTCTGTTTGATCTGCATGTCCTGCTGCTGGAGCTGGAGCACGGGGTCTTCGGCTTGTTGCTGCGCCTGCTGCTGGGCTTGCTGCGCTTGGCTCTGCTGAAGAACCTGCTGCGCAGCCTGCGCCATCATGCTGGACAGGGCAACTTCGACCTGTGGTGGGAGCTTCTCGTCTTCCGGCGGCAAGGACATGCCGAGCTGCTGCTCAATCTTCTGGCGATACGCAAAGCCAACGTGCTCAGCAACGTGGGCCATCATGGCCGCTTGGATCATCGGAGCCTTGGGACTCTGGCCAATCAACTGCATGATGATCGGGTCTTGCATCGCGGACATGTGAACCTTGATGTGCGACTCGTGGTCTTGGTACATGAACGCCTTCATCGGCTCGTTCTTGAGTGCCTGCATGTTCTCCGTCACCGGGTCTTTCGGCTTCTGGTCGTCTGGATGACGGCTTGGTACTGGACGACCCTTTGTGACATTGTTGCCGCGTTGGGGTCCGACACAGGGATGATGTCAACGTGGTTGTAGTCCTCGGCCTTGGCCCGACGACCGCCACGATCTGGCTCGTAGGAGTACGCTGGGTCTGTGTAGTCGCGGATGAGCCCTGCCAACAGACGCAGCTCTTGCTTGAGGCTGTAGTGCAGGCGGGCCTGAACGGCGGACATCACCTTGAGCTGGCGCTCCAGCAGAGCCAGAGTCGTGCCCACAGGCGCGTTGGCCGACATGTCGGCG